TATTAATAAACTCACTTGGCGCTATCCCAGTTTCAACGCTTAATGCAGCGATGCTATAAACTAAAGAATCACGCCGTACTATTTTTTTTCTTCGTCTAAAACCTCTACAGTTTCTAAAGTATCAATAAATTCAGTACCCCATAAAGGTATCTGTGCGCCAGACCTACGCAAGCATTCGTATGCTAACCAAAATATTTCGGTCTGCCTTTCGTGCTCACGTAGGACTTTAGAAATTCCAGCGCCGTACTTCAATTCGAAAGCGTACTCGACACCTGGTGTTATCTTGTGCTCAGATACATCACCATTAGCCCTTGTTATCTTTAGCTTTGCCATTGTTACTCCTTAATTAGAACGCCACTGATGGTGACACTGTTAATGCGGAGTTTAGCGTAAAGGTTACAGAAGAAGATGCAACATCTCCCACGCCACCTGTACCGACTGGTGTTAGATTGTTTACCAAGATTGAGAACTGGTAAGAAGGGTTGGCAGCTGATACGGCTGTGCCTTTAACTGTGATTGCTGAGACTGAAATAGTCTTGCCAAATGCATCATTTAATGTTTGCATTACTTGGCTTGCAGCCCACTCATTTAAGAAGTCAATGGTAAATGTGCCTGCTTGTAGGCCTGCTACATACTTATGGGCTGTATCTCCCATAGCTGTAACTTCTAGCTCATCAACTACCTGGTTAAGTGTGACACCAGTTACGTATGCGCTGATATCGACTGATGGTGTTGTAGGTGCAGCATTGGTAGCCAACTTAACACCCACGTTATTATTTAGATATATTGCCACTGTTATTCCTCGTCTTTCTTTGTTTGTGCAGTTGGTTTTGGTGCTTCCTTGATTTGGCCTGTCTTAATTAAGAAGGCTAAGTCTTCTGTGTTTGACATTGTTTAACTCCAGCTCGTTAGGATTGATACTGTTATTTCAGATGTTAATAAATCTCCACTAGCTGCGTTAGTTATAGCTGGAGCGGAGACACTTGATATGTTGAGCACCAATGATGATGCTGCCAGTTTGTTCACAACTGCTACTATAAAATCTTCCATACCAGCCAGGTTGCCTTGATTATCAAATGCTGGTGCTGTAATTAAAACTTTGAAATTGGCTGTAGGTGAAATAGTCACTTGGGTATTGTTATTAGGCGTAATGTAAGGATCAGATGGGGTGACCACTACGCTGTTTGCGAGCAAAGTGCTTGGTGGGTAGGCAAAGACAGACCACACGCCATTATTGGTTAATGCTGTGGCTAGTGTGCTTCTAAGAGTTGTAATTGCTGCTGGCATTAGCCCACCATTGTGTTAGGGCTTGAATACGGCTGGATGAGACCACGTACTCTGTTCATCAGCTGATAACCCATCCTGTAGGGGCTTGCACTGATCCCATCCATACCGACCCCGCCAGTCTGGCTGACTTGACGTGCTTGCCATATATCAACGGCCACGATCATCGCAGCTTCTCTTACAGCAGGGGTTTGCGCATAATCGACTTCTTTAGTGTCTTGTCCAGATGCTTTACCACTTGGGATAATGCGATGAGCTGGATCATTAGCGTGTACTTTTGCAAATTGAATAAATGAGTAACCAGTTGGAAATGATGTGTATGGATAAGATGTTAAAAATGCTGTAGTTAATGATGCTGGCACTGTAGTACCTGGAAACGCTCCAGTAATGGTATGGCTACCCCCATAGGTACTGCCACATCCTTCTACTGAAATTGTCTGGCCAACTACAAATATGCCAGGATTTGCTAAAACTAATGTTGCAACATTATTTGTAAGGCTTGCACCAACCACTGGTGCTGAGTTAAACCAAAGGTATTGATTGAGTAAATCTTCTGCTGATTGGCAAACTTCTTCGACCGTTGAATCAGAATACAAAGAACCTATCCCAAGATTCGTGCGTAACTCACTCTTGGTAACATAGACAGCGGCCATTTGTATCCTCTCTTAAAGCTCCCCCAGGGCTAGGGCTACTAAACCCCAGGGGATGACTAATTAACTAACTTATTACGTTAGGTTGAAGCGGCGAACTCCGCCAGCGACCAATACACCAACGGCCATATAGCCATAAAGTGAGGTCTCAATTTCTCCCGATGTTGGGATATTAGTAGAAAGTCTCAGCGTAGGGCTTTCGTAAATTGATACTGCTGAAGGTACAACGATAAATGCAGACTCATCGATTGTAGTTGCAACAGCATTTGGATCTACGTATAGATCTAGACCTAATACGTTTCCACGTAGTGATGTTGGTGTTGATGATCCAGCGTTGTTCATTGGATTAGCAGCGTTGTAAATTGGGCGACCAGTTGAATCAGTTGCACCCATCAATAGAGACCATTGTGATGTACCAGCGATGTATTTAGTTGCTAGTTCACCTGTTGCAAGATATGCAGCTGGTGCTTCTGTTGATACGTAGGAGATAATTCCTGCGGATGATGCTGCTACAGCTGTACCTTGTGTACCACCTGCTGTTAATGCTGCAATTACTGCTGCATCTGTTGCTTTATTGTAAGCTCGTTGCATATTATCCAACATAGCCTGGAAGAAGCTCGGATCTGATCTTTCGAGCAATTCTAAACTGTAGCGTTGTAATCCACTGTACTTCTTAACAGTTAGATTTACGTAAGATGAAACAATACCTGTCTCAGATGGAGCAGCACCTTCTGCTGTCTCTGCAACAGTTCCAGAAGTTGTGATCTTTGGTACTGAAATTGTCATACCAGCTGCACCAAGCGCACGTGAACCGATTGCATCGATTGCAGGGCGTGATCCAATTAGTGTATCTACAACTGTAGGTACATAAGATACTGGTGAAAATGCTGGGTTGGTTGTGAATGAATCATCAGCAGCTGTAAGTGCTTTAGCAGCTTGTGCTTCTGCTGCCATCACCCATTGTGCTGAATCAGCATTACCAAGTTTTGCTTTGATTGAATGCTCTAAGAATTGAGCTTGTGTCTTAATTGGTGAGCGTGGCTCTGTATAGAAGGATGCACTAATCGTTGGACGTGCGGCTTCTACTGGAGCGGTCTCGACCACTGGTGCTGTTGTTGGCTCTGTGGTGTTTTCCACTTGTGCCTCACTTTCCGTAGTTGGTTGATTTGTTGCATCCGCTTCGCCTTCGCTAGCGGCAACTTTAGTTACTTGCGCAGCACTGAATGCTGGTGTCTCGACTAGGCTAACTTCTTTCAAAACTGCGCTAGTCACTTCTAGATAATCTTTGTGTTGTTTTGATGCGCTAACATCAACGCCAACAGATAGACCATCGATTAAACCTTCTGACGCAAGAATCAAAGCATCTGAGCCTTGCATACTTGCACTAATTTTAAATTGGGCATAGATGCCATCTTCGGCTTCTTGAAACTTCTGCATACGGCCTATTGGCTTATCGTTCTTGTGTTGCATAAGCATTTTAATCTTGCCTGGATCACCGATCTTGATTGATCCCTTTTGAAATACAACTTTGCCGACAGAGGTATTACCTACCTCGCCAAATGGCACAATTTTTCCAGCGATGACTTTGCGTTCACCATCTGAACTTTCAATAGAACTACTGAACGTAAGTAGCATCGTTACTCTCATTTCCGTCTGGTGTCATATCTTCCATTTCTTTTGCTTGCTCCACGTCTATTAAACCTAGAGACAACATTTTCTCAATAGCATCAAGTCTGGCCATTGTGTCTGCACGTAAGAATGATTCATCGATATTAAACTTTACGATATTTCCTCTAGCTGTAATGTCATCCATAGATAGTCGATCTTCAATAGCGCAGATATATGGCTGTAATGAATATGCTACAAACTCTTTGCGACCATCGATTACGTTTTGATATGTAAGTGAGTTATTCATATCCGCTGAGATCATATAGGCAGGTATGTTCATTGCTCTGGCAATTTGGGTGGCAAGAAATTGTGCTGCATCGTTGTACATCATTTCACGTGGAGAAAATCCAACGTTTTCTACAGATAATGTAGATGTCAAATATGCTGTTGATCTATTTTGACGTGATGCTTTCCAAGCTGCTAATAATCCTTGTACTTGTTGCTCTGGCAAATCTGCACCAGTATTTTTTAACACAGAAGTAGCCATAGGAGTTTGTGCTGCAACAGCAGCGGCCTTCTCAATATCTAGTGCAGATTGGATTGTGCGACCACCAGTTTGTAAAACACCTTGTGTTAATCCTTGGAATGTTACTAAACTTCCAACACCAACCATAGGTACTTTTTCGCCATCGACTGTATAAAATAAAACTTCTGTGCCTTTAGCATTTGTAGTTACATTTACTCTAGTGTTAGCGATCCATTCAAAACGTGCAGGGCGTAGATCATCTGCATACACTTCTGTAACACGCCAATATGCAACGCCATAAAATATAAGACTATCGACAGTCCAGGAGATGGTGACGGATCTTGGCTGTCGAATATCAGGTTGCTCTAACCATACTGGAGATCCTAATTCTTCACCAGTAGATTTTTTGTATAATTCCAGAGGCAAATAAGAAATTACGCCTTTAATTAAATTAGCGCATCTATTGACTGCTGGGACTTGGACTGCTAAAGCTCTATCAATAGGGCCATAACCAAAATTAGAAGATCCAAAACCTAAACCAAATCCTGGCTCACCCATAACGGCAGGGGCGTATTGCGCTTGAACGGTTTTAGTATTATTGGTTATACCCAAAGCAGACAATAGACCCATAGATATACTTTATACCATAAATCGGACTATTGGTGCAAGTTAGACAAAGATTTGCGCAGTTTGTTGTGGCTTTGTTAAATGGCTAACCACCATAGCCAGGCTTATTGCAGCTGTAACATCGCCAGCCGATTTACGCCTAATAATGCGCCAGCCAGCATCATTTGTTTTGGCTGCACAGTTATTTAAGTGTTGCACCAAGTCTGCCTGCCCGCTATGAACCAATCTTAAATTAGCCAGGGAATCAGATAAGTCGCTACAAGCCTGGTAGAACGCCTGGCCACTTACGTCCTGCATTCTCCAGCCACTTTGTTCAAGTCTATTGGCAATACTTTGCGTGGCGTACTTGTCATAACAAATAATATGTGGATGATACTTCTTAGCCCATTCATTTATATCACTTGCCATCTTAACTTCATCGATAGCCACTTCACTTTGCCACAGCTGTGCAAGTCCGACTGCAATCTTGCTGTCTTTCATTTGACCCATTACTAACGCACCTGATCTTCTAGTAGGTGCAATATCAAATGCCATTATTGTTGTAGGGCCAACTGGTATCTCTAGGGTGCTATCACTGCAAGCCTCAATAGATCCATATACCCAAGGGCTGACAGCAGAATCAATCCATTGGCATAACATCTCAGTACGTGTAGCTTCAACGCTGTTGGTATTAACCGATTCTTCTAGTGTTTGCTCTGTGATGAGATGTCCAAGTGCGGGGTTTGCCATAGCCCACGCTTTACGATCTTGTATTTTACAATGTTGTGGTGCTGACCATTCATAATAACCAAGTGTCTGTGGTGGATAAGATAATGAGCGTTCTCGCAAATCATTTAATACTGTACTAAAGCCATCTCCAGCATTACTTGTCATTAAAGTCATTGATCCTGGTACAGCTCTAGTGGTTGGTAATGCAGCTGTAAATGCTTCTTCCGACCATTCACGTAATTCATCCAAATATAAGAATCCGCAAGACTTGCCTCTCGGTGCGTCTCTCGTAGCTGCTGCAATTTCATAACGATTACCATTTTTTAATGTAATAGATTCTTGGCCATTAGCAAGTCTTATTTGTCTAACTTGATCTTTCAAAAATTGATTATCTTCTATGGTGTATGCAACTTGTCTAAACGTATCTAATGCCATATTTCGATTAGAGGACATACCCAAAACGTTTTTTGTATTCCATAAAAACAAATGAGCTAAAATAAGCATTCTTGCTAGGTGAGTTTTACCATTCTGTCTCGAAACGAGGATTAATCCAGTCTTCTTGATAAACGCACCATCTTCATCAACACTTAGCAAATCATCAAGTACCCAGCGTTGCCAAGGTATAAGTGGTAAGCCAATTTTTTCAGCTAGATCCGCTACCTCTTGAGCTTTTGTTTTGCCTTTTAGTAATGGCGTGTGGATTCTTGGCTCGGTACTGCCAATTAACCCGACCCCTCGCTTGAGTGGGATTACTTCCGCATCAGTTTGCATCGAAGTTAAGCGTATCAGGTTTAATAAAGGGTGAATCTGGAATGACCTGGACCGTATCAGGGAGAGAAGGTTTCAG